AGTGAGAATGCTGAGCAGTACACAATCCAGCTTCGTGATAGTCTGGAGCTTGTTGCTGAAAGCCTCGCTAACGATTACAATGCTCCTTGTGTTATCTTGCTGAATGCTAACACGGCAAAGGTTTTGACATCCAATTCCTCTGTAACGTCTGTTGTATGGAGCAAGATTCCTACTTGTATCTCTAAAGCTCGTTATGTCAGTGTTCTTCTGGGCCAGGATTCCAATGATGAGATTGCTGCTATGCAGACCTCTCTGGATTCTTGTACTCCAGTAGGTAACATTGGTATCGCGCTGGGATGTCTCGCAGCTTCTAATGTTGCAGAGAGCATCGGTTGGGTACAGCAGCATGACCTGGCAGATTACTTTACTGACATCGAGCTTGGTTTCGGTAACGCAACTGTCGTTAGTCACGCTCTGACAAATCCGACTCGTTACGACTCGCTGACTCAAGTTCAGATTGATCATCTTGATGACCTGGGCTATGTGTTCCTTTGCCGCTATGCAGGTCTTGAGGGCCACGTGTACTTCACTGGCGACCAGACATGCTCCGATGGCGACTATCGCACAATCTCCAGGAACCGCGTAATCAACAAATCTCGTAGGTCTGTTCGCACGGCTCTCCTGCCTTATGTGAACTCTCCTATAAAGGTTGATCCTTCAACTGGACGCTTGTCCGTAGCTCAGATTACGGTATTTAGCAATTTGATAACTGATATTCTCAACGCTATGCGCGATGCAGAGGAAATCAGCGGAATCGGCCAGGTGACAATTCCTGCCGACCAGAACATTCTCAAGAACGACCGACTGATCATCCAGTACACTATGGTTCCCATCGGCACTGCCAAGGAAATCAAGGTAACTGAGGGATTGGTATTATCCGCTTAAAGTAAATGGCAACAATAGTAAACAACGTAGCCTATTCGTGGGCGATGATTGAGCTGACAGCACCAGCTCTTACTGGTTCAGCGTCTGCCAATCCGACCATCCTCCAGGGTGTGTCTGGCATCAAGTGGAATATCAAGCGTAACGTCAAGACCAACTATGGCCTTGGTGGTGAGCCAGTGAATCGTGGTTTCGGAAACCATGAGTACACGGCATCCATCACTATGGACTACAATACCCAGGTGCAGCTCCGCGCTCTGAAAGGCTCTCTGATGAACCTGGGAGAGTTCGATCTTGTAATCTCGTTTGCCAACGAGCTTGGTACTGATGATTGGACTACGGAAACTGTAACGCTCAAAGGCTGTCTCTTCACTGAGGACGGTATGGAGGCTGAGCAGGACGATACCAATATCACCAAGGAGTTCGACTTGAATCCGTTCAAGATTATCCCAAGCACCAGTGCTAATACCTAATAAGGTGTTACACGGTCTTGATTAATACTATCGAGTGGGGAGGTATGAAAATATCTCCCCACTTTTCAAACGATATATGTTATCGCTCTCTATTCATCATAAAGATAATCCATTTTTAATATTCAAAATTATGGCAGTAATCAAAGAACCCCTCTTCAATGAGGATGGCCAGCTCACTAATGAGAAATTGGCAAAACAAATCGAGGCAAAAGTTAAGGAAATCAAGGAAGGCGACCCCAAGCTCCGCGTGGTGTTCCCTCTCGTTGTCGAAGGAAATGAGTTTGACGAGAAGGAAGTCTATGTAGGCTATTTCCGTCAACCTACCTTCCAGGCATTCTCCAAGTATCTCTCAGCATCCCAGACAAACCAGGCCGTAGCCATGCGCACACTGGCAAAGGATTGTTTCCTCGCTGGTGACATGGAACTGGTGGACGATGACTCGCTGTTCCTCTTCGGCTTGATGGGCCAGCTCTCTCGCATTATTGAAATGCGTCACGGCAATCTCATAAATTTATCAAAGCCTGGGAAGTAGGCGATAAGGATTATTTCCGACAAAAGCTGATATTTATTCGGCATTATTTCCCAGGAATAGATGTTGAGAGTCTAAGCGATGAAGAGTTCGCCATTATCGCCAACGATGCTGAATGGCTGGACGCTCACCAAGTACGCATTCAACAAGCAAATACATTAGGACTCCTCGGCTCTTCTAAAAAATAATCCGCTCCCCATCATCATAATACTGTGGTGATGGGGATTTTTCTTAACCACAAGAAATGGCAATACCCTATTCTTTGTAAACAATATCAAGCTATAATGGCGCAGAATTATGTAGTCAATTACGACATTAACGTCTTTGCGGAAGATGCGGTGCAAGCTATCGGGCGTTTTACAATGGCTTCCGAACAGCTCAAGAAGGCATCGGCTCCATTCCAGAAGCTGAATCAGAAGATCAATAGTCTCAAAACTAATATTTCCTCTCTTGGTAAGGTCAAGGCAGAGGTTTTCATCAATACGAAGCAAGCAGAGGCTAAGATTGACAGATTGCAGGGAAAACTGGAACGGCTCATGGCCACCGCAAGGTCGTTGAACATGACGGTTGGTGCTGGTGGCGGTAGCGTTGCTGGTGCAACTTCTCGTGGACGCGCAGCATCCAGGACTACAACTGTTGCTACTGGAGGTGGTAATGGCAGACGTGTTTCCAGTACGTTGAACCGTCAACCCATGAAGGATCCAGTTGTTCAGCGTTGGGAGCGTTTACAATCCAGTTACGCAGCAAGGGCAAAGCTTATCCGCGACAATGCGGCTATGTTTGGCTGGAACTATAAGACAGACCCATTGTACCAGCGATATATGGAACAGTCACGTAAGGCTGGTACACGCGCATTTGCCAGACAAAACCCAGGCGTAATGAACGCTTGGACTGCTGCCAGGGAGAATTTTGTAGAGCCAACTCCAGTTCCTCGTGGACGCGCAAGGGGCGGTACTCGTGTTGCTCCAGTACGCGCAAGATACAGAAGCCTTTACCCGAATGCGCTTGGTTATAAGATGTTGGGTGCAACTCCTATGGATGTCGGTGGCATTGGAGCCGTTGACATCTTGAAGGGTATGGGTATCGCATACGGTATTGCAGGGTTAGGCACTGGTATCGGTAGTGCTATCAGTAGTGCTACTGAATACGACAATATCATGCAGACCACCAAGAACATCCTTGGTTCGCATGATAACCGTGAAAATTTTGAAGGACGTTTTCATGCTATGGAGCGCAACGTCCGTCAAATTGGCGTAAAGACTAAGTTCACGGCTCCAGAGGTTGCAGACGCAAGTCGCTTCCTCGCTATGGCTGGTTTGAATATTGAGGAAATCAATAGTGCAATCCGACCTATTACAGATATTGCCCTTATCGCAGACACTGACCTTGGTGAGACAGCCGATGTTGTGACCAATATTATGACAGCATACGGCATGGGTGCTAATCAGATGCGTGATATTGCCGACAAGATGACAATGACATTCACCATGTCGAATACTACGCTTCCAGAAATGGCAGAGTCATACAAGTATTTTGCATCAATCGCAAGAGCTAACAACTGGAGCTTTGATGAGACTACTGGTATGATCGGTATTCTTGGTGATGCTGGTTTGAAGGGTTCTCACGCTGGTACGACAATTCGCCAGTTGATGAACAACCTTTTGAAACCCTCCAAGAGTCAGAAGGCCGCATTAGATAGATTCGGTGTTACTGCCAGAAATGCCGATGGTACATTACGTTCTCCTTATGCCATTTTCAAGGATTTGGCAGAAGCTGGAGCGCAGAGTTCTACGTTTGACTTATTCCGTGTAACAGCCGCCCAGGGTGGTGTATCACTCATGCAGTCTGTAGAGAAGTGGGATAAGATTATCGAAGAGAACCGTAAATCTTCTGGTATATCAACTCGTTTGGCAGAAGCTAAACAGAATACAGTACAAGGCTTGTGGGCGCAGACAACTTCTATGTTTACAGAGGGTGCTATGCAAGCTTTTGAAGCTGTACGTCCTCAGATTGCCGACATGCTCAAGAGCGTAACTGAATGGCTGGGTACGGACGATGCAAGAAGTCGTATTAAGGCATTTGCAGAGGACATTTTGAACTTTGCAAGAATCCTTGGTGATTTCACTAAGACGATTATGGACTTCTACGAGAAATTCAGAAAGCCAATTATGCTGTTCTTGGAACTTCAACTGAGGATGTGGCCAGTCATTTACGGACTCCGTGTTTTGAAGTCTGCTTGGTACGCAGTTCTTGGTGCCATTCGTCTTACCCAGGGATTCGGTGCATTTATCAATGGGTTTGTAACGCTTGCAGCTAATATTCGTAGGAGTACAGCTGCTATGATGGCGTTTAGAAGAGCAAATGCTTCTATGGGCTGGGGTGGCGCATTTAATTATGGTGCTGCTACAATGGCTCATGGCAAAGAAATCTCTCCAGCTGTCTGGGAACGCTATCAGAGGATGTACGGTGGCCGTGGCGGTGCTATGGGCGGTATGGGCCGTGGTATGGGATTGGCTCCAGGTGTCTGGGGTTCAATCCGTACTGGTCTTGGTGGTATTGTTGGTGGTGGCTTGGGCTACGCTATTGGAAATTCTATTGATGAAGAGAACGGAGGCATGTGGGGCAGTATTATTGGAGGCATTGGCGGTGGTTTACTGGCCGCTCCAGGTGTTGCTACTGCATTGTTCTCGAATCCAATTGGCTGGGTTGCTGCTATTGGGTTGGCCGTTGGTGGTGCTGCTTATTATTTCCATAAGTATCACGAGGCTATTGATGTAGCTACGCAAGCAAACAATGATTTCATTTCCAGTACCAATACTATAAATGGTATAAACTACTCTGAACATGCTACGATGGCAGATAAGTATTTGTCTATTGTTTATAATAAGCAATTAGACACTAATCGTGCTATCGGTGAACATATCAATCTAATGCGTGAACAGCTTGGTTTGATGAAGCAAGCAGAGCAGGAAATCAAAGATGCCACGCCATTCAAGGAATCAAATAAAGAAACTTTTGAGAATGCCAGTGCTGCATTTGGTAAGTTCTCGAATAAGGATGAATGGATTGCTGCTATTGGAGGGTTTGCTATTGATCTTAATGATCCTCAAATGGCTGTTGAGAGACGGAAATGGCAACACGCAAATGGCCATGATTATTATCATCTTATGTTCAATGGCGTGGACTATGGCGAATATGAAACAAAGAATGCCTTTAGCCAAATTGCCGCTTCAAGATTGCTCTATAGTTTGGGTAGAGACACGAGCGAAGGCTCCCAGCTACGTGAACTGATTGATAGCTACCAAGCCAGAATCTTGCAAGCAGCGACTCCGCAAGATTTCTATGCTGTTATTAAAGACCTCACTTCTTACGCACAGTCATTACAATACTATAAAGGCAGTGAATATTGGAACATGAGCCAAATTGGTGAGAACTCAATGGCTACTAACCGTATGAGTTATCACTACGTTACTGCATTGCAGAAAGGATTGTACGATCAGTTTATGTGGAATAATCCGCAAACAGCATTGGCCACACAGCTTGCTGACTTGCAGAAAATATTGACCGCTCACGAAACTCAGCAAGAAGTAACGACTGATTTGTTGGGTAATTTCTTGCTGCATGGTGGTATTGATATATTCAATAGTCAGCGATATGGTGCTTTTGGTTCCGACCAATTTATGAAGTATTTTGGTTGGTATGACAATCAATGGCATTCTGGCACCTATACATATCTGAATCAGCAGACTGGAAAACTTGAACAAGTTACGCTTACAGCGGATGAAGCAAGAAGGCATTTCCTTACTTTCCACCAGCAGATTATTGATATGGTGAATAAACTGAGTCCAAAGATTCAGCCATACTTCAATAGTTTTGTCAATAGTCCAATATGGGGTTTTGGCGATCCAAACGGTTCTCAAAGTGGCAGTGAAAAAACTTTGAATGGTGTGAAATATACCTGGCAAAATGGCAAATGGGTTCCAGAAAGCGGACATGGGCCATTAGTGGATATGACCGATGCCGAAATGCAACAAGCATTACAGAGGCAGAATCCAGGTGGTAATACACCAGTCATTCCAAGAGTTGTTGGCGGTACTGGAGGTGCCAATCAGTCCAACTACAAGTCGCACTATAACAACAATTCTGCCGCACCGAAGCAAGTAATTGTAAAAATTGAAAATCTGATGAACGTGAAGTCCATCGACCTCACTAACCCAGATAATGTAGCCGTAATCAACGATGTGAAGCAGCAGTTGACCCAGGCTCTCATAGATGTAGTACACGATTTTGACGAAACATATCACGGATAAACAATGAGTTACTTTGGAGGCGCGTGGAACTCGCTAAAATTCTCGGTTACTAAAGGTGGCATGGATGCCGCTTCCAGTCTTGGTTGGTCATACTCAAGTTCACCAGCCAGTCCTATTAAATTCAAGAATAACCGCGCATATAAGATAATGCTGGCCCATGTAGTCAAGCGTGAGGCCATGCAAATTGTTGAGGCAGAAATCAACAAGCTGTTCCCAAAGTATCAACGATATTTGGAGAAACAGCTACGTGAGACCGTACTGAAACAGCAAGACAAGAACCACACCACACTCATTAAGGATCAGAAGAAGCAGATTGATGACAATGAATGGGGATGTGTGACCATGAGTAACGGTTCGGTAATCTATGCCCATGACAAGTATGGCGCAAAAGTTCCAGAAGCCTTGATGATGCACTATGACGGTAAGGATGACGTGATTACTACTGATGTCAAGTATTCAGAGGTGCCTTCTGGTGATGGCCGAAACAAAACCGTTGGAACCGAATATACAGTAAACTCAAAAACTTTGCTGTTCATTGACCTTGCGCCTCATGTTACTGTATCGTCTGCAAAGAATATCGTGATGAGTACCGTCCAGGGCCGTGACTTTACGCGAAAGGAATTGGTATCTGGAGGCGACTTGAAGTTCAACGTATCTGGAATCATCGTTAGCGACCAGATAGACGTTTACCCAGATACCTTGGTGCAGAAGTTTATTCAGATGTGCCAATACGGTGGTGTTATTTCCGTCAATCACTTCATCTTTAAGCAGTTCAATGTTGACAAGATGATTATTACGGATTATTCCCTGGGTGATCCAGAGTGCAAGAATGAGCAGCCGTACTCGTTCTCATGTGTAGCCGTAGAGCCAGATGAGGATGTGCAAGTAACCAAGGACACTATCGCAATCTTGAACAAGGAGATAGAACTGAGTCCTATGAATAAGTGGTACAAGTTCATTCTTGACAGTAAACTTGCTGAGATTGCTGCTAATATGGCGACAAGTGCCGTATCATCCGCAGTAAACGCTGGCATTGATAGTGGTATTAACGCTCTTGCAGGAGAGGAGATATAATATGGCACGAAATGATTCACAACCCAGCTACCAGGTGCTGATATGCTTGATAGAAATTTGGGATTTACAAGACCCAAAGAAGCCTATGGAAGAGCCATCTTCTCCGCTACTTATAGCGGAAGTTGAGAGCTTGCAGATAGAGGATTCTTATCGGAAACTCATTGGTGAGGCATCTGTTAAGTTTCCTCGTGGCACTGTTATCAAAAAGACCATCACCCAGATTAATGGTGAAGAGTACAGTTCAAAGATAACAGCAAACCTGGATGACAATGGTGTTCTCGTAACTACCAGGACAGATTCTAAGCTGGCTACCGTTGCAGACTTCAAGGTTGGCCAGCGTATTCGTATTAGACTTGGATATTTGAATCCTCTTGTAAGAGAAGATTTGGATATTATGGCCACAATGAAGCCTAACAAACAAGGCAAATCTATATACAATGATTCCAGTATGCTCAACAAATACAAGGAGAAGATGAGCATTATGTTCGATGGCTATATTACTAAGTGTAGTATTTCTACTCCTATTGAGATAAAGTGTGAGAATCTGGCCAGCGGACTCAAGAAAATATCTTGTCCTAAAGTAACGGCATCGAAGAACATGACTGTGAATGATTTCCTTGCTGATGATGGAAAGTACAAACTTCTGAAAGATTCTGGATTATCGTTACACCCAGACACCAAAGCTTGCGAAATCAATATCGGAAAAGTGAACCTCACAACCGATTTGACTGTTGCTGACGTGCTTACAGAATGGGGAAAGTATAAGGTGTTTGCCTATGTGAAAGACAATAATGGAACACCATGTATAGCGGTTGGCCGTTCATATTTCTCAAATCCAGGGAAAGATTCAATACTGAATGGTGATCCTAATTCGGAGGTTCCGAAAATTCTGTTCGATTATCATGTAGCCCAGGATGGACTTACATTGATGGACACGGATAAAGCATTTTTGGCAGTTGAAGCAACGGCATTGACCAATGATAGCAAGTTCTACCATATCACAGTAAGACGTAACCCAGATTACGATTCCTCGAAGGAGGGTTCAAAGAAATACCAGGTGCTGAATGAGACGAAACTGTCTAAGAAGGCTATGAAGCTTGGTGCAACGCCTTTGACAAAATCGAAAGACAAGGTGGATTTGAAGCAATACAACGTCATTCCATACATGTCTCGTAAGATTGGAATTTCCAAAGAGGACTTGCTGGATGAGGCGATAAAGTATCTGGAAAGCTACAATATGAACGGAATCGAAGGCTCTTTGACACTTTTCGGTGATTTTGCACTGAAAACAGCCACAAAAGTTGAGCTGGTTGATAACCGCTATCCAGAAAAAAACGGCTATTATTTAGTAGATGAGGTTTCCACGTCCTTCGGAACTGGTGGCTATCGTCAAACTATCAAGTTACCATATTGTATTTCTAAAATAAAGAAGGAAAAAACAGATGAGTAGGAGCAGCGATTTACGTTCAAATCAGATTATACGCGAGGCCATCCAGAAGATAGCCTTGCATGGTCTGGTTGACCCACATACCAATTCTGTTCATGGCACTGGACGCACAACTGGGTTTGTGAAAAAGATACATACAGATGAGGATGATGAGCTGTTCGGTACAGTTGACGTGCAAGAATATTCGTCTATAGCCCATGAAGCAAATGGTGATGAGGTACAGATAGGCTACCATGAGGGCGTGTTGATTAGCGCACTCCAGGATAATTCAAAGGGTATGGTAATCATCCCGAAGCTCTATTCTGAGGTCGTAATTGCAGAAGATCCAGTGACGCATACGGAATATGTGGCCATGTTTTCTCATGTGGATGTTATCCAGTTGGATTCTCACGATACAATTACCGTTGGTGTAACAGAGCGAGAAGAGTTTGACGAAAGTGACGAGGAATCTCCAGACGTTGAAGAGCTGGCAGAAACTGGAGTTTATACCAAGACTACCTATAAGAAGAACTCCATCGTTACTGAGGTGCAGGATGAGTCTGATTCCGATAAGGTGAAACAAACCATTGACGGTAAGCAGTTCAATGTTGTTGTGGGCGACAATGATAGCTCCCAGACCATGAACCAGGACAAGATAGAGTTTAAGCATGGTGATGGCAGTTCTACGATGACGGATGATGACATTGTGCATAAGATGGGTAGCTCCAAAGTTAAAATCGAAGATGGAACCGTCTATGTCGGAAGTGATAGCGGAACAGATGATGCCGTGTTGGGTGTTGAGCTGGCTAATGTTCTTGACGAATTGCTGGGATATATCGGCCAGATTATGACTACTACTATGCTTGGGCCGCAACCTCCTATCAATGTTGCATCTTTCATCGCTCTCAAAGCAAAGATAGCATCCTTCAAGGGTGCGCACAGCGGATTCTTAACTAAGAAAGTTCAAATACAGAAATAATGGCAGCAGCACAGTTAAATTTCAATGAAGCAGCACTTGATCAGACCTCTGAATTATACGACTTGTACAGTAGGTTGTATCAAGGCATGTGCGATGCCAACCAGGTAGATGCACCAGATTATACTGTAAACCCACCTCTGACTCCACAAGGTGAGATAGACCAAGCCGCTATTGCAGCATCGTTAGCCGCATATTCAGACATTCTGATGAAGAATGCCGCTTACATGATGGCCAATGCAATTATTTCAACTGTGAGTGGTGGCGGTTCTGGTGGTGGTGCGGCTGATGTCGGCTATCTTTCTCGTAATGGGGATTCGATGGTTGGCAATCTGTCTGCATTGTATGGATTTGAGGCTGGCTACAACAACGATAAGATATTCGATGTCTATATTACCAGCAATAACAAGTACGCAAAGGTCTATGGCTCTCTGGTGGTCAGTGAAAATGCCAGTATTGATGGTCATTTAACACTCGCTAATGCTGGTATATATTTCGGTAACGCCCAGATAATATATATCGACAATAGCAATGTGCTAAACATTAGCCATGACTCTATTAAGCTGGCTGGTGACGTTGTTGTTCCGAATGCAAAGACGATTACGCTCGGCACTATCGAAATATCCAATGGTCACATCAAGAACGGACAGAATGAATATTTCCACCAGGGGAATTTGAATCTGAGTACCGTTGACTTTGTGATGAAGGATGGCCATGTCTATGGAAACCTCACGATTGATGGTACGACTCATGGCGGCGGTGCCGTGGATTTTTTGCATGGCTTCCAGCTTGGAGAATTTGGCGATGCGTTACTTTACTCCGTTCAAGATGATGTTCAGAATGAGGTAGCACATATCAATCTCGATACAGATTTATATATCGCAGATGGAAAGTCCATTAAGGGCCTCGATAAGTCAATTGTGAAGGTTGTACGAGGGAATACGCCAACCGTTTCCTTTTTAGCTCCTGGTGCCATAATGAACCTTGGTGGCAGCGATGGAGCGACAAGCACTACTCGCATTGTCCTCCTCACTGATATTTACAATTCTTCCAGTGACTATCGTATGGTATCTGCTAACGGTGACGGTAATTTCCCTAATTCCTTCTCCGCTGGGTGCGCGAATGCTGGCCCTACAGTTATGCAGACCTATTATACAGATGCCACTAATTGTGGTGTCGTATTCCAGAAGAAGATACGTTTAGGTGCTGCTTCTGGCCCTGCATTGTCAACTAATGCCAATAAGGACACAGTATATCTGACTCTTCCATACGTTACAGTCGCCAACGATACGCCTACCACACACCAGATAGACGTGTCGGCCAACTATATACAGACCACATCACTTTTCAGAAATCTGAGTCTATCGTGGTCAGCTACTCTCTTACTCTCTACTGATGCAGAGTTTTTCAGATTCGGTAAACCAGTTGAGGTCAGCAGTATTTCTATTGTCAGCAATACCTATAAGACGCGCTTGATCGAGAATGCTTTGATGTTCGCTGATGACGTGTTTTTGGAAGGCGTTGTGGATGGTGTGCTTCATAACGGAAACTCATATTTCACTGGAAGTCTAAGCTCCGTCCGTTTTGCCAGCGGTTTTGCTGGGTATGGGTGGGCGATTAACGAGAGCGAACTGTATGGAGGCATTGCCGCAACTTTCGATGAGTTGACAATCCGCAAGAAGATGAGGGTGTATGAGTTGGAAGTTCAGAAAATCAGTGTTACTAATGGCTCTCTTTGGGTTAGCGATGCTTGCTCTGGGGATGTTGTAGAAGAAATATTATAAAACTATGGCAGTATTTCAATATAGGAAATTCAAGGTTTCCCTGCATCCAGACACCAAGAAGTCGCAGGGTTTACAGACTGGAGATATAGTGCGTAGGCAGTATTTCGATGGTCAAAACCTCATCTACTCATTGATGTGCGTTCTCAGTTATGGTACAGACGAAACTGTGAATGCAGAAACCAATGAGGTAGAAGAGCGTCCGTATTTTATCGGTGCGCTGCTTGAAGGCGATGCACCTCAGACCGATGAGATACTTGACTTTGCCAGAATCACCAATCTGTTCAATGAAGAGAGGTCTGGTGCGCTATACCTTACTTCGTCTGATGACCAGGCCCCATACATGGATGTCATTGATGGTATTGGACGCAATGCAAGCTTGTGTTGGCCAGAAAGTATCGGTGGCGTTGACTACCAAGACCCAACAGCGCAATACATTCCAGTCAATCGTACTGGAGTGACGTTGACCTACACGCCCAGCTACCTTGATAACAGTCGTATTTTCAAGATTGCTGTAGGTTCTGTTGGTGCAGGACTCAATAACGGTATCGTCCAGAATTTCTATCAGTTCGTGGCCAATCCGAATCGTGTATTGATTTCATATAAGGTACGCGCAAACAAGGCTTGTATTGGCAGCGTCTCTCTGGGTTATATCAATGAGGTACACACAGATGGTAGCGAGAGCGTGGCTATTACTACAGACTGGACGTATCACTTTCATGCTATTACGGTTGAATGGTCTGGTCGCCATTTGCGTAATGTAAAGCTCATTACGAATGGCCTTGGAAATGGTGACTGGATGGAGATTGCGGACTTCAATATCATTCTCCTTTCCAGTGTGACCAATTTCAAGGATGCCAGCCAGATTAGGGTTGGTAAGCTCAATGGAATCACAGACCCAATCTTCGGTAAGATTCGTGACTATGGCGGTTACTTCCAGAAGCTATTCGTAACTGGTTCGGCCCATATTTCTGGTACATTGACAGCTGGTGACGAGAACGGATTTTCTTCTACGTTCTACGCAGGAAAGATTCATCGTAACGTATTCATCAATTCGTTGGATGTGGATTTCTCATCCAATATTATGATTGACCAGTCGTTAGTTAATCCTACTGGAGTTGGCTACGTTTATTTGGCGGTAGAGGACATGATATTCACACCCCAGGTCAACGCATGGCTCACGTCTCGAATCGGTAAGCTTTATACGTTCTCGTTCTGGGGGTATGCTAAATCA